TCGGTGTCCGGAGATCAATTAGCAAAAGGAAAACATCCTAACGAAAAAGGCGCAACGCATTTGGCTAATATTTTAAAGGACATGATTTGAAAACATTAGTGGCATTTGGGTGTAGTTTTACATACGGTGATGAATTAGTTGATCCTAATTTGCCACTAAATGACAAATATTTTCAAAACGAACCGTATAGATTGGCTAACTCATATCCAGGCCTTATAGCAAAGCATTACAATTTACAGTTACTTAACACAGCATTTCCCGGGGCAAGTTTAGAAAGCATGCGCTGGACGTTAGATTGGTTATTAAATAAATCAGAATATAATATTAACGATTGTATGTTAATTGTTGGGCATACACAGGCGCACAGGCACAGTTGGTTTGATCCCGAAGTTGATGTAAATGCTCCGGGGTGGCTATATCCATGGAACCAACATAAGCACGGATCCTGGCTAAAAGATCCAGGCGATGATTTAGATTGGTACAACTTACAAAGACTGTGGATTAAAAAGTCGTTAGATCCCCAATGGGAAGAATACAATCTAAGACAATCAGTTTGTTTGTTTGATGGGGTAAGATTAAAATACAATATCCCGGTAATACAATTTAAAGTATTTGACAATGAGCCAGCAGTTGATTTGCCAGAATTTACATTTCAACAGATCGCAGGCGATAATCTTTCTAAAAACGGACATCCAAATGAAAAAGGACATCAATTGTTTGCTACACACTTGATTAATTACATTGATTCTGTTATAATATAATGGTGTTAAATGTACTATCTTACATCAACGGAAAACGTAAAACTAACAGTTCTGGATGGACTAGTTTTAATGCTCCTTGCTGTGTACATAATGGCGAAACACGTGACACAAAGCAGCGTGGTGGATTTAAATTTTCTACAGAAACTGACTGGTCTTACCATTGTTTTAACTGCGGCTATACTGCTAGTTTCACTCTTGGATATCCGGTAAGTTATAAAGCACAGCGTTTGCTTAAATGGATGGGTGTACCTGAAATTGAAATACAGCGGTTAAATCTAGAAAGTCTAAAGCACAAAGACGTAAATCAAATATTACGTGAGCGACAAGAAGAGGAACAAAAAGTTCATTTTAATGAAACATCCTTGCCAGTAAACGCACGTTTAATCGAAGATTCAGATACAGAAATATTAGAATATTTGCGCAATAGAGGAATAGATCATTGGGACTATCCATATATGGTTGATCCGGATCAGCCAAGACTAGGCGTGTTGATACCGTACACATATAACAATAAAATTGTAGGGCATACTACCCGTTTCCTTGATGATAGAAGACCAAAATACTTACATGAGCAACCACAAGGATATGTATTTGGTGTTGACAACCAACATGATAACTGGCAATTTGTAATTGTAGTTGAAGGTCAGTTTGACGCATTAAGCATCGATGGCGTTGCGGTAACAACTAACAGAATCAGTGATATTCAAGCCTCGGTATTAAGAAGACTTAATAGAGAAGTTGTTATAGTACCGGATCACGATCGTGCAGGTTTGGCGTTAATTGACGATGCTGTGAAATATGGATTCTCAGTAAGTATCCCAGACTGGAACGCAGATGTAAAAGATGTTAATGATGCAGTAAAGCGTTATGGCAAACTAGCCACGCTAATAAGTATTATCAAGAACAAGAATACAAGCAAGATTAAAATTGAGCTAGCACGAAAAGCTCTTGAACGGAAATTATGAAAGAATACACAGTCGAAATTCAGAAATTATTTTTAGAAATGATGCTAGCAGATGCACAGAGTTATGTGCGTGTGCAAAACATCTATAACGTAGACAACTTTGATTCAAGTTTGCGCGAAGCAGCAACATTTATTAAAGAGCATAGCGACAAATATAAAACTATGCCCGAGCTAGAACAACTCAATGCTGCGGTAGGCACAAAACTAAAGCCAATTCCAGTTGAAATGAAAGACGGGCATTATGATTGGTTTATGGAAGAGTTTGAAAAGTTTACCAAACGTCAGGAATTAGAACGTGCTATTCTTAAAAGTGCGGATATGCTTGAAAAGGGTGATTTCGACCCTGTTGAAAAACTAATCAAAGACGCTGTGCAGATTAGTTTGCACAAAGACATGGGCACAGATTATTTTGATGATCCTCGCACACGTCTAATGAATATTAAGTCTAACAATGGACAAGTAAGCACAGGTTGGCTTAATTTAGATCGTGCGTTGTACGGCGGATTTAATAGAGGAGAACTACAGATTTTTGCTGGTGGTTCAGGTTCAGGTAAAAGTTTGTTTATGCAGAATCTAAGCGTAAACTGGGTAACTGCTGGACTTAACGGTGTGTATATTTCGCTAGAACTTTCAGAAGACTTGTGTTCAATGCGTATTGACTCAATGATGACTAACACATCAAGCAAAGAAGTGTTTAAAGATATTGACAATGTTGAAATGAAAGTTAAAATGATGCAGAAGAAGTCTGGTAAATTCCGCATTAAATATATGCCAGCACAAAGTACAGTAAATGACATTCGCAGTTATATTAAAGAACTACAGATTCAAACCGGTGTAACTGTAGACTTTTTGTGTATTGACTATTTGGACTTGTTAATGCCTGTAAGTGCTAAAGTTAGCCCGAGCGACTTGTTTGTTAAGGACAAGTATGTATCTGAAGAAATTCGTAACTTAGCTAAAGAATTAAATGTTGTACTTGTAACAGCATCGCAGTTAAACAGATCAGCAGTAGAAGAAATCGAATTTGACCATTCGCATATCTCGGGTGGTATTAGTAAGATTAACACAGCAGACAATGTATTTGGTATCTTTACATCACGAGCAATGCGTGAACGCGGTCGCTATCAAATTCAGTTAATGAAAACACGTTCAAGTTCTGGTGTAGGTAGTAAAGTAGATCTAGAATTTGACATTAATACATTGCGTATTTCAGACTGTGAACAGTCCGAAGATAGTGCTATTCCGGGTACAGGTGGGTTTAGTATGAACAATATTAAGCCTGTAACTAAGATGACCAACACAGATGAAGCTCCAAAAGTTCAAGGAAATGTTGAAAGCACAATGCTTAATAATTTGTTGAACAAGATGAAGAGCGGTTCATAACATAAATACGATATAGAAAGAGAACCGCGATGCAAAAACGCACACGAAGCATTCTTGAAGAATTAGAAAGTCTATACGTAGAACGCGACAGATCTCATTTGGTCGAAAGTCGAGCGAATAATGTTATCTCTAGTGCTATTAGACTTATGGAATTCATTGATTCTAACTACTCTGAGGATGATGCTGAAGTTTTAAACCGTAAACTATTAAATGCTATTCGGTCGCGGGACCCAAGAAAATTTGAACGGAGCCTTAAACGTACCGATGAAGATCAATGACATTACACAAACGCAGTTATCTGAACAGCTCTATGATTGGAACGATGTTGTAACTGGGATTGGATCATTTTTTAAGAATGCGTTAAAACCTGGAAAGTCTTGGCAAGATGTCATGGCGGATGTGAACAGAGACCGCGCCTTAAAATTTGCTGCCAGAGGACTAATTGAATGGTACAAAGGTATCCGATATTCTATAAGCAAAGCATACGATATTGATTCAGAAAGAAGCAAAAAACAATTACAGGACGCTTTAGAAAAAAGAGTTTTTGGAAACCCAGAAGCAGGAGCTCTTGGCGCTAACAAAACAGATGTAACAAACAAAGCAATCGATACAATCATTAATGCCGGCGACTATTTAAACAGTAACACCGTTATACAAGCGGCTCATTCTTTAATCGCTAACGCAGTAGCGTCTAAAATTAATCGAGAATTAGGTCCAAGCATAACACCTAATAAAAAAAGTCAAATTGAAATTGCTGCTGACAATATTCCGTATGGCGATCCTGGAGAATATTCCAATGCTCCAGGAACAATTATCCCAGTACAGATATTTTTCAATTTCCCACCAGACAGGGCCGAAGAAACTTGGATTAAAATTAAAGGACTATGGTATTTGGATCTTGCCAAAGATCCAAGTTTAGTATCTGTCCAGGTCCCGGCTAAACCTGCCAAAGGCTCACGACTTCAAACATCATTTGAGCGAGCAAAAGCAGCCAGTCTTAATAAGGACGACTCGCAAGCATTAGAAACAGCAGTTATAGTTACAGGGGAATTAAACAGATATAAATTACAGTCCATGGCTGAGCATCGTTTATGGCTAAAGAAACAAGCAGTTGAGAAAGGCGCCGAAGAATGAAATCAGTGTATGCTCTATTAGAAGGCGGCAACGTATTTAAAAACGCCGACGGCACGCCAGCAACTACTCGTATTGATCGAGACTATGTAAAACCAACTGTACAATGGCTAGAACAATTAACAGCACTTCCCTTGCTGCAAAATATGTTTGGCACCACTGGCAAGAAAGCAACCTCAGGAGATTTAGATTTAGGTGTTGATGCTTCTAAGTATAATAAAGATGGACTAGTACAAACTTTAACTAATTTTATTACAAAGCAGGGCAAAGATCCAAAGCAGTGGATTAAAAAATCTGGTATTAACGTACATTTTAAGACGCCAATCGCCGGCGATCCAAAAAATGGATTTGTACAGACAGATTTTATGTTCGTACCTGACTTAGCATATTCAACATATTTCCTACATTCTGCGCCAGACTCAAACTTTAAAGGCATGCATCGGAATGTGCTACTAAGTTCTATTGCTAAAGCAGTGGGATATAAAATCAATCAAACACAAGGGTTGATTTCGAGAGAAACAAATGAACTTGTAACAAATGATTGGGACGAGATTGCTAAACTTTTATTGAGCCCGACAGCACGTAAAGAAGATTTACATTCTGTCGAAACTGTTATGAATGCGCTATCACGTGATCCTAATCGCGAAGCAAAGATTAAAGATGCTCGCGAGTATTTTGAACGCGAAGGACTACAACTAGAGCAAGGCGTATCAGAAAGTTATTTCCTTGCTAAGTTGCGTGATAGATTAACTACACCAGGCATTTATGGATTGTATGAACAAAACTTAATGGAAGCCCGTATTGAGCATCCAGAAGACTTACCATTTACATATGGCGGACGTGGAATAGAACAAGCTATTAGTGTTCTCTCTAATATGTCAAAAACTACCAAACACGTTACAATCAAGTGGGACGGTAAGCCTGCTGTTATTTTTGGTCGTAATTCAAAAGGCGAATTTGTTTTAACTGATAAATCAGGTTTTGTCGCCAAAGGGTATGATGGAAAAGCAACAAGCCCAGAAATGCTAGCAAACATAATGAGTCAACGCAAAGGCGATCGTTCTGAACTAATTGCTATGTATCAGAAATTATTTCCGTTATTAGAACGTGTAGTACCACCTAACTTCCGTGGTTATGTTCAAGGCGATTTGTTGTTTGGCACTCCTGAACAACCTAAGCCAGAAAAGAATAAGCAACGTCGTTATGTGTTCACACCAAACACAGTTACATATGAAGTTGACGTGGATTCAGATATTGGAAAAGCAATAAGTAAATCTCAAGTTGCTATTGCTATTCATACTCATGTAGACGAAGATGGAAACAGCCAGGCTATTAAACATGTAGGAAACAGTTTACAGCACAGTCCAGGTGTTTTGATATTAGATCCGTACTTTGACGAAGATCCGCACGTAAAGATGTCAAAACAGGATGCTAACTCATTGAAATCATTGAAAAATTTAATTCCAGGTGTAGATGATTTTGTAAATCCTGATGAATTCAGAAATCGTAAGATTTCTGACTTAACAGATCAAATTAAAAAGTTTGTTAACTCTCGTGTTAGAGAAGGACATTACGATAACCTAACTGGTGGATTTATTAATTGGGTAGATACAGCAGTAACCATTAACAAAGCAAATAATATTAAGCAATATATTTCAGAACACAAACGTGGATTTGCTTCGCTTATTAAAGCGTTTTTAACAATCTCTGCTGTAAAAAGTAACATTGTGCGTCAACTTGATGCGCAAACTGGTCCAGTACATGCCCACATTACCGGGGAACCTGGGCACGAAGGTTATGTAGCAGATACAGAACACGGTCCAGTTAAGTTTGTAGATCGTATGCGTTTCAGCCAAGCAAACTTTGCAAAAAATAATCCAGATCTAGGATAAGTTTTTTTATCTTTTCACTAAATAATAGTAACAAAACAAATTAGGAGAATTTAAAATGGCTTATTATACTCGTCCAAGTGGCATCGGTCACGCTCACGCTACTCTATACAGCACAGCTAACCTAGCTTTCTATGTTGTTAACGGCG